AGAAAATGGTGGTGTATTAGATAAGAACTTCCAATTAGATTGGGACAAATACAAAAATTCTATTATTGTCACCAATACAGAAGGTATAAAAAAAATTACTACCAGAATTTTTGATATTATTAAATTTAATAATTGACATTAACCTTTGATTGTATTATATTAGGTATATACACCTAAAATATAAGAACAAAATGCCAATTAACAAAAAACCTATTGTAGTAAAACCAAAAAAATCAGAAGAAGAACTATCATTTGTAAAATTTGATAATCCTTTGATTATAAAGGAAATTGAAAAAAATTTTCCTGAAATGACTGATGAATATAAACGAATAATGTGGACACAGTATGAAATATTCTGCAAAAAACAGCACAACTATGGGCCTGATAATATTTCTGTTGGGACTGACTTAAAAACAGTTGATGATATAAAATTAGCAATGTCTGGTTTGTGGTTTCGTTTAAATGATAAAATACAAAGACTTAAACAACTTACAATAAATAATAAAGTTGATATAGTTGCTGAATCTGTACAAGATACATTATCTGATTTATCTAATTATGGTATCATAGGACAGATTGTAAAAAACAAAAAATGGGGTAAATAATTTGACATTTAATGGTCAATTTATTACTTTATTAATATGTATATATACAACCAAATTGGTTGTATTTTAAACATTAAACATTAAAACATAAAAGGTAAAACAATGGATATAAACGCTATCAGAAGCAGACTGAACAAACTGCAAAACACTCAACGTAAATCCGATTCTCTTTGGAAACCAACTCCTGGTAAACATCAAGTTAGAATCGTTCCTTACAAATTTAATCCAGATAATCCATTCATCGAGCTGTATTTTTACTCCAATGTGAATACCAAAACTTACCTTTCCCCTCAATCTTTTGGTAGACCTGACCCTATCGTGGAGTTTTCAGATAAACTTAAAAGAATGGGTGATAAGGAAGATTACAAAGCAGCAAGACAAATGGAACCAAAACTTCGTACTTTCGTACCTGTTATTGTAAGAGGTGAAGAAGGTGAAGGAGTTAAATTTTGGGGATTTGGTAAAACTGTATATCAAGAAATTCTTGGTTACATTGCTGATCCTGATTATGGTGATATTACAGACCCTGTAAGTGGTCGTGATTTAACCATCGAATATACTTCAGCTGAAGATGCGGGTACAAGTTATCCAACAACAACTATTCGAGTAAAACCAAAAGAAACTCCTTTAGTAGAAGATTCTCAACAAGTAGAAAATCTGTTACAAAATCAAACAGAAATTACAGACTTGTATCAAGAGTTATCTTATGATGAACTAAAAGATGTATTGGAAGGTTGGTTAAATCCAAGTGGTGGTGAAGATAGTAGTTCCACATCAACTACACAACAAACTTTATCAACCACTCAACCAGCACAACAAACAACAACTTCTCAACAAACACAAACATCTAATACAAATGATGTAGCTTCTGCGTTTGATGAGTTATTTAACGGATAAATAATCTATGGCCAAGAAAGCAAAAGAGATAGATTTAGCTGATGTATTAGCTGAATCTCTCAATAAACAATCAAAAGGTGAAAAAGTAGCATACTTCTTAGACTCTGAAGAAGCACCAACCAATGTTTCAGGTTGGGTATCAACAGGATGTGCTATGTTAGATGTTGCAATTTCAAATAGACCATATGGTGGATTACCTGTGGGAAGGATTGTAGAAATAACTGGCCTAGAACAAAGTGGTAAATCATTACTGTCTGCTCACTTGTTAGCGGAAACCCAAAAACAAGGTGGCGTGGCAGTTTTGATTGACACCGAAACTGCGGTAAGTAGAGAGTTTTTAGAGGCAATCGGTGTAGATGTGTCTAAACTTCTTTACGTATCTGCGGATTCAGTAGAACAAATCTTTGATTTTACCGAAACCATTATTGAAAAAGTACGGAATACTGACAAAGACAAATTAGTAACTATCGTAACTGACTCTGTTGCAGCTGCATCTACCACAACCGAATTATCGGCTGATTATGGTAAAGATGGATATGCTACTGACAAAGCCATTATTATCTCCAAAGCGATGAGAAAGATTACTAATATGATTGGTAGACAGAAAATACTTCTTGTTTATACCAACCAACTTCGTCAGAAAATGAATGCAATGCCTTTCGGTGACCCTTGGACAACAAGTGGTGGCAAGGCTCTTGCATTTCACTCTTCCGTAAGGTTACGTTTAAAAGGTACAGGTCAAATCAAGAAGAAAGTGGATGGACTTGACAAGATACTTGGGATGAAAGTTAGAGCCCAAGTAGTTAAGAACAGAATGGGTCCTCCACTTCGTTCTACTGATTTCGAAATATACTTCGACAGAGGTATTGACAACTATGGTTCTTGGTTAGGAGTAATGAAAAAACATAAATTACTTAAACAATCAGGTGCTTGGTATGAGTACGTAGAATTATCTACTGGTGAAATACATAAGTTTCAAGCCAAAGATTTCATCAAACTCATGATAGACAATGATGAACTTCGAGATGAAATATACAGACGTATTTGTGAAGAAACTATTTTACAATATAAGTCTGATTCATACGACATCGAAGAAATGGAAATAGACACTCAAGGTGCAGAATAAAATCATGGATAAAACGTTATACGATATGTTACAAAAAAGTGCAGAAGCTGATAAAGCAAAAGCACTACTATCATTAGAACTTCTTGGAAACAAAGCAGTTGGTATTGGTGACCATTCTACCGAAGATTTTTACAAAAATGCAGAAGAGGCTTTAGATTTATTGACTCATGCAAACGATAGAATAGAAACTTTATCAAAATACTTTGATACTAAAGAAGTCTTATAATGAAAGAACTCTATAAGAGTATTTTAGAAACAGTTGAAAAAGAGCACGAAACTCGTGAAGACAGACATCACAATTCAAGAGTTCTTATAATAGATGGACTAAACACTTATATTAGGTGTTGGTCGTCTATACCAACAATGAACGAAGATGGTGACCATGTTGGTGGAGTTTCGGGTACTCTTAAATCTATTGGGTATGCCATTAGACAAATACAACCTACACGAGTTGTAGTAGTATTCGATGGACAAGGTGGTTCTAAAAGACGTAAAAAAATGTTTAGTGGTTACAAAGCAGACCGTTCCACTAAAAAACTCAGAGTAAATCGTCAGTATGCTGATATGATGAACGATGAGGATGAACGTGAGTCAATGAAAAGACAATATGTTTGGTTAAATGATTTGCTAGACCATCTACCTGTTCAAACGATGATATATGATGGGGTAGAGGCTGATGATATTATGGCTTACATAGCTACAGATATACTTGGTGAAGATGAACAAGCAGTCTTAATGTCTACGGATAAAGATTTTTTGCAGTTGGTAAATGAAAAAACAATAGTTTGGTCACCAACCAAAAAGAAGATTTACAATAGAAAAAGAGTAAAAGAAGAGTATGGTATAGATGCTTCTAATATTCTTACATACCGAGTATTTGATGGTGATGTAAGTGATAATATACCAGGAATATATGGATGTGGTATAAAAACTATGATTAAACGTTTTCCTGAACTAGCAGAAGAAAGAGATGTTGATGTAGAAGACATTATCAGACTTAGTGAAGAAAGAAAGGGAAAGGTAAAATTATTTGATAAAATCTTGGATGCAAAAGAACAGATTTATACCAACCGAGATTTAATGCAACTTAAAGATGTTGATATAAGTGGTCAAATAAAACTTAAAGTTCAAGATAGATTTAGAGAGGAAATATCACCATTAGTAAAAATGGATTTCCTAAAAGTATGTCTTAAATATAAAGTAGTAAATAACTTTGGTGACATCAACTCTTGGTTAAAAAACACATTTGGAAATTTAGTATTTGACAATCAATAATATTTTTCGTAGATTTATTTAATGAATCAAAACATAGATACACTTAGTAAATACGGACAAGGGTTTCAATCAAAGGTCATCGGTTCTTTCTTGACCGATGATAAGTTTTTATCACAGATAGAAGATATTGCAACTCCTAAGTTTTTCGAATCTGAAGCTAACAAATGGATTGTTAGTGAAACTTTAGATTATTATAATCAATATCGAAAAGCTCCAAGTATGGATGTCTTTAAAGTAAAGATTACAAATATTGATAATGAAGTTCTTAAAACAACAGTAGTAGAACAACTTCGTCATGTTTACACACAAATTGGTAATGTAGATTTAGATTATATAAAAGACGAATTTACTGATTTTTGTAAAAACCAAAATCTTAAACAAGTTATTTTATCTTCAGTAGATTTATTACAAACAGGTCAATATGATAAGATAAAAGAGTTAGTTGATAAAGCAATGAAGGTTGGTGGTGATGCTGACTTAGGAACTGATTATATACAAGACTTTGATGAAAGAACAGAAGAAATAGATAGATTTACAGTTCCAACTCAATGGAATGCACTCAATGAACTTATGCAAGGTGGTTTGGGTCCTGGTGAATTGGGAGTAGTTGTTGCTCCATCTGGCGTTGGTAAAACTTGGATATTATGTGCTCTTGGTGCAGAAGCAGTAAGACGAGGTTTGTCGGTAGTTCATTATACCTTAGAACTTCAAGAAAATTATGTTGGTAGTAGGTATGATACTTTATTTACACATATACCATCAAGTGAGCAACAAGATAATAAAGAACAAATAAAAAATAAAATATCATCACTTACAGGTAAACTACAAATTAAGTATTTCCCACCAAAAGGTATTTCAGTAAAGAAAGTAGAACAACATATTGATAAAATGATATCCATAGGAAATAAACCTGACTTAATCATCGTAGATTATGCTGATTTACTCTTATCTTACTCTAACAAGGTCGATAGTACTTATGCTGAACAAGGAGGTGTCTATATTGATTTAAGAGGTCTGAGTGGAGAATTAGGAATACCTGTATGGACTGCATCACAAACAAACCGAACTGCCATAGATAGTGAAGTGATTGAAGCTGATAAGATTGCAGATTCATATGCAAAAGTAATGAACGCAGATTTTATTATGAGTTGGAGTAGAAAATCAAAAGACAAACTTAACAATACCGCCAGAGCTCACGTTATGAAAAACAGATTTGGTATGGATGGTATTACCTTTCCTTGTAAGATGGACACCAATAAAGGTATTATTGAAGTATATGAGGGTAACTCATCTGATGGTATTATAGCTACCAAAGAAAGTAAAGATGGTAGTTTGATGGAAAAGAAATTATTACACAAAAAATACGTAGAAAATATGGACTTAGGATAATTATAAAGACATGGAAAAATTTTATAGAAGTAAAACAAACAGAAAATTAAGTGGTATCTGTGGTGGATTATCAAATTATTTTGATACAGACCCATTGTTATGGAGATTACTATTTGTAGTCTTATTTTTCACCGCTGCACCAATGATGATAATTTATATAATAACAACTTTAATAACA